ACAACAATTAAAATCAGATGTTGAACATGGGGCATATGGAAATGCAGCACGTAATCCACACGTAGGTGTAAGCACAGATACAAACTTTGATGCACCAGAAGATTATGAAGCTGGTTCAGAACCAAATGAAAAAGAACAATTTAAACATGAAAAGAAAAAACCAGATGGAGATAAGAAAAAAGGTAACAGTGGTGAAGGTGGTCAGACAGGAGCAATGAACACTGCTGAAGGTGCAGGATTTAATCCAAAATATAACGCTTATGATACAAATACAATACCAGAACTATCAAAGACAGGTAGAGCAATCTCTGGTAAAGATCAACTAACAAAAGGTGTCCCAGTAAAAAACGTTAACACATGGGGTATTAGATACACAAAAAAGGTTGAAGAAGATGAAGATAATAATTAAAGTTAAAGACGAAGAGTCAAAAAAAAAGAACCTGAAGTAGAAACTCCAGAACCACAAATTCCTAAACAGCCATTACAACAGCCAAAAGCAGAACCAACTGGGTTAGAACAAAAAGATCCAATTAATGAAGGACATTTTGCTCCTGATCCAAAAGAAGTAATACCAGAAAAACTAGAAGATAAACCAGAAGATACATGGGCTAATTCACCACCATATGCAGAACCAAAAGAACTTACACCTGAACAAAATAAAAAATTATGGGATGCATATATGAAAGAAAAGGAAACAGCAGATTTAGAAGGAAGATCATTTGATCCTGAAAATGTTTCTCCTGACTGGCAAAGTCATTTACAAGATATAATGCCAGAAGAAGGAGAGTTTGGAGTAGAAAATGATCCTTGGATTTGGGTTTTTGAAAGTCAAAGAGATGCATTAATGAGTAAATCAGATGGTAAATTTCTTGGTAAAGATTATAAAGTTACAAATATACCTACATATGATACTGTATTTTCTAATCTCGGACAGCCATTATCTGCTCATCAACAATTAGCAAGAGAAGTTCTAGAAAGATTTTCTCCAATAGAAATAAATGAATTGGAATATATTTATAGTTTAGCTGTATATGCCGAGGGGGCTGAAACATTTGAAAATCCTACTATTCAAGATGCTAGGTATAAAGTAGGTCAAAGGGTAAGACAGGTTTTAGGTACAATAGGGAGAGATTGGGAACATATTAAACCATTTCTAAATGAAGGTAGGAAAAATAGTTGGAATGCTCCTTTACCACATCTTAAATATACACAGGTTAAGGGTGAAGATGAGAGAAAGTATTATGAAAGAATGGATAAACCTACTTCATTTTCAACAGAAGCAGATTCTTGGCAGTACAGTACAGAAAAAGATGTTGATCAAGATAGAGCAAGATTTGCATCAATGACTTCTAAACAATTTTTGGATCTTGCTGCTAGATATACTGAAGATGAGTGGGGACACAATCAAAGATGGGGTAATGTAACTTCTGCTGATTATGATAAAGATACAATAACATTTTTTAAAGACAGAATACGTGAAGGAAAACAAATGCCTTGGCTAAGTTTAGACTATGATCCAATACATAATATAGTCACTGATCATGAAGGAAGACATAGAGCAAGAGCTATGTATGAATTAATAAATGGTATTGATTGGGATAATGAAAAAAAAGAATGGATTAAAGTAGAACCTATGGAAGGATTAGATTTAGTACCAGTAATAATTCATTTAAACCCATCTGAAACAAGATATGGTATAGAGAAAGCAGGAAAAGATTATCATGCACGTATTCCTTATGGAACTGGTGCGACTGAATATTTAGAAAAAAACTCTTTGGAAGGATATGAAAATTATTTTGAAGATTTTATGGGCAATGATTTTAATTGGATTCAACAAGGCTTACAAGTAGATGAAGAGAAAGCAAGAGAAAGGTTGGAAAGATATATGAATAATTTACAAAGGGAAGCTAATGCTGAACATATGCCATTTTCAAATTCTAGGAGAGCTAAAGGTGGTGCATTCTTATCAAAATGGATAAATGAAAATTACTTTCCAAGTGGTAGTTTTGTAGAAGTTGCACTAACACCAGATCAAGATGGTGATGTTCGTTTTACACATGGATCAGAAGAAGGATTAACAGATGAGGATCTCAATACATTAGATAACTCAATATGGAATCATCGTAATAAAGTATTATGGGAAAGAGCAAATGAAAAGTTTAATACATTCTTAGAAAACTTTCCTAAAGCAAAAGAAGAACTTGAGAAACATGAACGAGAAATTAGAAATTGGAATTACAAAAGAGATGAAGACATACGTCTTGGAAGAACACCATTCTTATACAGAGGTACAACATTTGATGATTCACAACAAATATTCAGACAGAGAGATTGGGGAAAAGTAGATTACCCTGACACTTTATCAACAAAAGATAGAATACTTGATGTTATAGATAATCTTCATTTGACTGATGCAGATGGTAATTTTAAAGATGATTCTGATACTTGGGGTGTAGATTGGGTTGACATTGCAGAAGCTTTAGGTGTTAAAGGAGACCAAGAAAATAATCGTATAAGACATGAAATAAACAGATTGTTAGAGCAGGGTTTAATAAAAAGAAGAGACCGTAATGAGTGGAGGTTTGAACTTACAGATGAAGGTATGGAAAGATATAATATGGACGAGTATAAAAAAGAATTTGACAAACAACATTATCAGAAAGGTGTGAGAATATATAACCCTCCTCTTAAAAGAGGTCGTGGTTCAAAAGCTACATACCCATTCATTTCATTTAGTACATCAGAATCTATACCTTTAAAAGCAGATGGTTCATTTAATGGAGGTATATCTCTAAAATTTAGTTCAAAAGTTTTACGTGATAATGGCTATAACCAACGTAATTTAATAATAAAAAAAGATGATCCACAAAGAAAGGCACAATATGATAAAGAATTTAAACAGTGGTTAGATAGTGATATGAAAGGAGAACCACCTAATAGATGGGGTGTTATTGATGAAGATGATAGAAAAGGAAGAGTAAAAAACTTTGAAGTTAAACCTGTTGAATACTCATTCTATCCTCAGAAACAACAAGGAAAACAAGATCCAGATGACAGAAAAGAATACGTGGAGCATTTTGATAGTTCTTATAAAGCAAGTATGTCTGATGAAATGGAAGTAAGATTTCCACAAAACTTCCTGTTTAAAAATGCATTGGAAGGTATAACTTTAGATCTCAGTCTTCAGCATAACTTTTGGGAAATAGTAGATGGGTTAAAACTTAATTTTAAAGATCCATTAATATCTGAAGAGTTTAATGAACTACAGAATAATTGGAATGCTAGGGATGATCCATTAAAGATTTTCTTTGTGTTATCAAATACAATGATTTATGATGATAAAAAAGATGAATATAAAAATATGTTATTAGTAATAAAGGAAAAATTAACAGAAGGATGGAATTTAAATGGATTGTTTGATGAGAAAGAAGACCATGAATACACTGAAGATAAAACTATACCTATATCATTTAATTTTAGGCAAATATTAGGAGATAATGAGTTATATCAGGACGATGGAACAAGTAATATAAATACATATGAACAACTTGATAAGAAATTTGGTTTGACACAAAAAGATATAAGATTCAATATGGATCATAAAAGGAGAAGAAGATGAAAAGAATAGATAGGGAACAACTCAGAAGAAAAGATATGAAAGATAAGTTTGATTTAATATTAAAGAATAGGGGTATAGAAAGAGCGCAATTAGCTCTATTAAGATGGGGAGATAATAATCCTTGGGGTTATACATTAGATGATATGGAAAGAATTGTATATGGAAATGAATTTGTGGACACACAAATAGCCTTGAGAGAAGCAAAAAGAAAGCTAAAGCCTTAAATAGTACATAGACCAAAAGACTTATATGAGAAAAGATGATACACATTATTGTATAGAGTGTGGTGCCACACTACCTTGGAGATATAAAGGACGACAACGTATATACTGTTCTCAAGAATGTAGAAAAATTTTTACTGAAAAGAAAAATCAGTCTGATGATTTAGAAGGATAAGTAGAATTTGATTTTTCACTTGCTTCATTGCCTGTCTTATATGATTCTAACATCCTATGAAACAGTACGGTATCACTTTCGTAAAGGTCGCCAGTCTTTGTCTTCTTAACAAACTTTGCAAACTTTCTAAAGTTTTCTTTGTCTTCCCAAGTAATACAAATTGTTGTGTGAGTGTTATCTTTTTTACGTCTAGCCATAATATATCTAAAATGTTGTCATATATAAATGTTTAATATGGAAATCCAGTAAGATTTAATACACGAACTGTGTAAGGTTTCCATTTAAATCTGACTTTTCTATACACTGTCATGTTTATAAGGTTACCTTCAGTTTCTCTGTCATGAATTTCTTGTGTCCATTTATTTAATTCTTGTCCTGCTTTATTACCACTCTTATCATCATGTCTTAGTGCTGCTCTTCTGTAAAAACTAGGGTTGTCATTAAATCTTATCATTAAAATCATATGAGCTAACTCATGTGTAATAACAGATGTGTTTTGTAATACAATCAATCCATAATCATCACTATCTTTTACAAAAACATCAACTATTTTATTTCCTGTTACTCCATGTGGCATTGTGTTTGAGATTAAACCGTCAACTGATTCATGATACTTTGCTCCTTCAGGGTGAACGTCTGGAAAACTCTCAACAGGGTAGATGTTTATCTTCCAAGGTGGTAGTTTTGCTGAGGATGAACCAATATTATTTGCAACAAACTTGTAAATGATTTGATTATATAGTGTTTTATCTAGATGTTTTGTGTAGAATTTTGTCTTCATTAGTAGCACCCTAGAACTTTTATTCCATGTTTAAATAAACAATAATCATCTATCCATATTGGTTGTGGTTTACCATAGCCGTCTGTACCATAAAGATATCCAAGCATGAATTTATCTGTAATCTTAATTTCAAATACATTATCAGAAAATGGTTTTAAACTTGGTGTCATAGTAGAACGTTCAAGACCGTTTGGGTAGGCAGATTCATAATGACCTAATCCTAATCCATGACCTAACTCATGTAGAACTATATTATATACAGTTTGAATTGGTAGTGGTTGTCTTTCAAGATTGATTTCAAACTTAGTCAAACCTGATTCTGGATCTTTATAACCATCTCCAAAGTTTAATGTTAAAGCATTATTATTTACTGCTTGTAAGAACACAACTATAAAAGTAAATTTATGAGAACTCTTAGAAAAATCAATACCTGTATATCCTAATGCTTGATCTTCACTATCATTCCATGCTTCAAATGTTAAGAAAATATTACAATGCCTATAATCATCAGGGATTTTATTCCAATGTTCAACGTAAGGAACCGTTGAATGTATATGCATAGTCCAATCTCCTTCTGGAAGAAATTCTGTCATCTCTGTTTGCCAATCAAGTATAGCTTGATGAGAAGCTTTCTCTACTTCTAACCAATAATCCCAATCAATGTAGGTTGGGTTTGGTTCAAACAAACAAACGTGTGGATTTTTATCATGTCTTATACCAAGATATTCATATACATCAGAATCCTCATTTGGATATTGCGCCCATGCATATGCTCCAAAGGCTGATACTGTGGATAATGTGCATAATGAAAATACCATTAATATTATAGATACTTTTCTTAATATGTTCATATTAGTCATACCTTTTATATCCTTTTAACTTTTACGGAAGATTACACAGACATATGCATTTCGACTTGGAAAGGGAGACACTTTTCCATCTTGAAGAAAATGAATTCTTCCTTTTACTGGATGATATTCTGCATTACCTTCAATATATTGGTGCCAATAGTTTGACGACATAGTATTCGTAGGTATTAGTAACATAATATTAATGTTATTTTCTTTCCATTCTACATATGCTTTCCTGACAAAATCCGATGTCTTACTATGTGGTGGGTTACACCATGCGTCATACTGCCATGACTTTTTTAAAGCATTATCAGATTCAGAAAAGAAATTAACACATTTAGTATTATCCTCAGTAGCACAAACATCTAAGATACAATCAATATTATACAGAGTAGATAGTCCAGCGAACATATCGTTTGGGGTTTCCCATTCATCCGAAAGACTGGCTTTACTTCTCTTCTCTTGATGAAGCATAAAAGGTTATATAATAGGTGGTATATAAAACTTCTTATGGGAACAAAAATATCAGCGAAATTCGATGGTATGTGTAAAACTTGTGGAGAGGAGTGGTCTGTTAACGATGAGATATACTATCAAAAAACTCCTAAAGCTATCTGTAGTGATTACGATTGCTTTAAGGGACAGGGTGGTAATTTAGATTCAAAAAGATTTAACAGTTCATCTGGTGGTTCATTTAGAAATGAAACAATCATAACAAAAGTTCCTGATGTAAATCCTAGTGACAGTGTTAAACAAATAGGAGATACATGGGACGAGTACATGGTAGTTGCACATCATAGAGCAAAGGATCTTTATCCTGAACAAGACGTTAACACTCATGTTTTTGGTCAGATAAGATCAAAAATTATAGACCAACTGTTATTCATAACATCAATTTTAAAACAGAAAGAATAGATTTATATTATCCTTAAACTTTTTAAAATTATGATGGCTGATGATAAAATGATTTGGATATTTTCAATACTGATAGGTGCAGTATTTATTTTTGCCATGATAGGTACTGTTTTCGGAGAAGAATATGAAATAACATTATCAAATGAAGGTGCAACAGATAACTATCTTAGGTTAAATTCTACAGATACATTAAGATTTATTTCATCAGATAGTTTTAATTGGATTATAGAAAACAGTAAGACAGGTGGTGCTTATCAAATAGATAATATATTAGGAGATACACCTCAATTATTTTGTGGAGAAAACTTTTTCACACAACATGAAAATTATGATGATGTGATTTATGATACACCAATAACAATAATGTATGATTGTCCACCACCACCTGTAATAGAAATAGTAGCAGAGCCAATGAAACCTGAGCAAAAATTACTTGATGTAAAACAAGGTTGGTATCAAGAAGGAGATAGAATGATTCATTATAATGAAGGAATTAAAACAACATCATATGCAGTAGAAGATAGATCAGATATCATTGTTTATAGAGTAGTAGATGGGGAACTTATAGGATATAAAAATGGATTACCATTACCAGATAGAGAAGAAACAATACCTCTACCAACAGCAAGCACGAGTACCACCACACCAGAATCAAACCCTGATTTGGATTTAAGATTGAGAATACTTCAAGTCCTTGAGAATATTTTCAGGATTCTTTTCGATTAAAAAGGTTAATATAATCCCTCTTACAAATACAATTATGCACGTATCAAAGGTACTTGACATTGACGGTTCCTTCCAACAATCAACAGCGTTGGTTGCAGGAGAGAAGATTGTCATACAAGGGTTTAATGTGAAAGATGCACCTTCAGTCGGAGCAAAGGTTGTTGAGATAACAACTACTGATGGACTAAGACATTCGTTTGGAAAAACAATTATTGGTCAAGCAAACTCAGACTACTGGAAGGATGCAGTCGCAAAATGTGTAAAAGCAGATGCTAATGACGGACTTGACTGCTGGATTGAAGAGCGTGAAGCTGAAGGCACAGGTAGAATGATGTTAGCATTATCCATGTTTAATCATGGTGCAAAAACACAAGATTAATATAACCCACTTCCTTTTTTATTTTTATGGTTAATTTTTATAGTGATGATAAGACATGGAAAGCACACTATAAAGACTGGGTAAAAATACTACCTAAGATTAAACCTACAAGTCCACAGAATCTTTATAGGATAAGAATCATTAAAGGATTAATGGGGGAGTATGAGAAAAATGAAGGATGATATATGTGATAGATGTAATGTTAAGATGAGAAAGATGACAGCTTGTCATTTAATATGTGAAAATTGTGGAGCGCATTTAGATTGTAGTGATAAAGGAACTGTTTGGTAATGTATGAACACACAAATAAAAAATATAAAGATAAAGAGTATTGTTATTATGCAACATACACATATCGTGATAAAATAAAGAAAAGAATGTCTAGGATATGGGTAAAATGTGACACTCCAAACTGTGATTATTGTGGTGGCAAATACAATCTAGCAGAACCTTGTGTTTGGCATTTATCAGATTCATATGACCATCAAAAACTCTTCAAAGAATATAAAAGAAAACGAAAAGAAATAGTAGCTGATGAGAAAACTCAGTTAGGTTTATATTAGAGTAGGTATTTAGATCAGCATGGCAAAATCTGCAAAGTCTGTAGTTTTTAGTGGGGATTTTCATGTCGGTTCTGCAACAGCTTTATGCTCAGCCGAACCATATGTGAGAGAGATAGATAGCACTATCAAACCAAACAAAATACAACAGGCTTTAAGAGAAGCATATTATGATACAATAGATTCAATAACACAAACACCAGAATTACTAGTGGTAAATGGAGAGCCAATAGATGGTGCCAATAAGAAACAGTTAGGCAACCAATCTTGGACAACAAACCAACAGGATATGTCTGATGACTTTATAAAATTGATGGGTGATTTTCCATACAAAAAAATAATGTGTGGTAGAGGTTCAGCATATCATAGTAATGTAGATGGTATGAATTGGGAAGAGATTATAGCTGATAAATTAAACGCAGAAAAGTACAAAGCATATGGTGGTAAAGGTCATACAGATTACTTTGGTTTCTTTGAAATGAATGGTAGAACATTTAACTTCACACATCATATAGGATTTAATAAAATGCCTGCTTATAGAACAACAGCATTAGCAAGAGAGATGGCAGGAATGCATTTTGAAAAAGATAAACTAGGAGAAGCAGATGTATTAGTAAGAAGTCATATACATTACTTTGTCTATGTAAGATTCGTACACTCACATGGTTTCACTACTCCTGCATGGAAATATCCTGATGGGCATTTGTTTAGAGGTGGACTTGCAGGAACAACACCAGACATAGGAGCAGTAGAAGTTATAGTAGAACCTAATGGTGACTTGGAAGTTATTCCTCACATAGCTGAGATAGATTTGAAACCACAGGTAAGGCATTTCTAATGGCTGACTTGGATAATATTATAGAAAGGTTAGAAAGACTTGAACGTATAGTATCTTTTCTTATGATAGAAAAACTAGAAAATGAAAGGGATGAGAGAGGAAGGGAGAAATGGAAATGAAGAAAAAATATTCTATAGTTCTAGAAGATAGTGATGTTATATTTAAGACCATGACTGCTAAGGAAAAGATATTAGACATGGTTCCTAAAAACAAAAGCACTACTGCTGCATTAGTAACTACAGGCTTAGGTCTTCATAAGAGAAGAGCTTTAGACTACTTAACACAATTAGAGAAAGCAGGATATTTTAAATCAAAAATGGAGACATTAAATATAAATGATAAAATTTGTATAACTAGAGTCTTCAAAAGATTATAAATGATATATATTCAGGTAAATTAATATAGGGTATCGTATATTAAACTCTATGTTCATCGAAATTATATGGAAAAATAGTAAGGGAGAAGAGAAAAGAACCCTAGTTGAATCACAAAAAGTACAAGGTTTTATAAACGGTTTTGTCGAGCGTAACGTTCAACCAACACTTGTCGTTCAACAACCTTAACTAAGTTACGTTACTTAACTTAACTAACTTTTTTCTTTTTTTTATAACTTTTTTGATCAACTTTTAACTAACATTTATATTATCCAATACCTATCATATCATATGAAAATATCTTCAGCAACAAAAACAATCTCGGTAGGAAAAAATACAATCCCTATCTTTGAGAAGCTAGATAAGATAAGACCTAATCATATATCATTTAGTTTGATGATAGCTATTGCTTGTGAGGAATGGATAAAGAATCACGATAATATTAATGGGGACTTAACACAATTCACATCACAAACTGTCAGTACAGAATTACCATTATTCTATGCTGATATTATAAAGTGGAAAAATTCTATCAAAAAATTATCTGATACAGACTTCTTGAAATTACAACAACGCTATTCACAACTAGGTAACCTTATCAATAAGGAAGTGAGTCAAAGACTATGATGACACAATCAGCTATTAAGGATCAGATATTTGATGTCTTATGTAAGAGAGATATAGCAGAAGTCATTGAACAACTAAGACCTAACTCTATCTTTTCAATAGACGCTGAACGTGAAGATCTTTTAGATTTGTATTGTGAATGTAAAACACCACAGGAATTCTTAGAGTTTGTCAAACAAGGAATATTTGAAATCCTTAATCAGAAATATGGTGGATCAATAGACGTACCATCTACATTTAAAACTTTATTGGTTAGACTTACATCACATGATGTTCTTAAAATGCATGAGTTAAATGCAAAGTATGAGAATACTGTAGTTACATTTGACTGTGTTATTATAGGAACAGATGCTCCTAAAACATATATTAAAAGAGCCAAAGTTGTATGTCCACTATGTTTTAATGATGAAACTGTAAGTTGTGATTATAATAGGGAGTTACCTATTACAACTTGTGATAATATGAGATGTAAAAGACAGAAGATGCGACCAGATACTACAAAGATAGTAACAGATGATATACAAACAGTATTATTACAAGAGTTAATGGAGAATACACAGAACAATGCTCCTGTTATTATGACAGGTAAATTAACAGGTAGGAATGTAGGTACTTCATTTGTAGGACAGAAGAAGAGGATATCAGGTATGTTTAGAACAGTTATAGATGATAAGAAGAATGAACATGATGTTGTTATTGAGGTGTTAGCATTGGAAGACTTGGAAGATATATCTCCACGTTTACCAAGTAAAGAAACACTAAAGAAATTACATGAGCAAGCATTACATGATGATTTTATACCTGAAATAGTTAATTCATTCTCTCCTCAAACATATGGTAATAAAAATATTAAACTTTCAATACTATGTTTAATGGCAGGGGGAGTTGCAGGCAATAAGAGAGGGGACATTAACATATTATTAGCAGGAGATCCTAGTATGGCAAAATCAGTTATGTTAATAGAAGCAGATAAAATAACTCATAAGTCTATGTACACATCAGGTAGAGGTGCTAGTGCTGCTGGACTTACAATAGGTATGGTAAAATTATCTGATGGTAGAATGATAGCATTAGCAGGGGTATTACCACTAATGAATGGTGGTTTTGCATATATTGATGAGTTTGACAAGATGAATAAGGATGATCGTTCTGCAATACATCCTGCTATGGAACAACAGAAGGTAACAATAGCAAAAGCAGGAACAACATTAACACTACCATCTAAGACTGCTATATTAGCAGCAGCTAACCCAAAGTTTGGTAGGTTTGATAGTAGTCAAACACTTACAGATAACATAGACATACCACCACCATTACTATCAAGATTTGATTTAATATGGGTGATTAAAGATGAGGTAAACTTAGCAGAAGATTTAGCAAAGGCTAATCATGTCTTAGATACATTTGAAAATAATAATAAAGAAGTAAAACCAAAATATACAAGAGAGGAATTAACAGAATACATTAATTATGTTAGAACATTAGAGCCAAAACTATCTCCTACTGTAAGACGTAAAATTATATCTATCTATGAGAAGATGAGAGAGTTAGCAGTGCAAGAAGATATTGTGGTAGGAATCAGACAACTAGAAGCATTGGTAAGACTATCAACTGCTTATGCAAAACTAAAATTGAAATCAGTTGTAGATGATGAGTGTGTAGATTCTGTAAAGGTTATGTTAGATGATGCTTACACTAGAATAAGTCCTTCGTTTGGTAGTTCAGGTTATCAAGCACAATTACAGGGAGTATCTTCAAAGTTAAGTAAAGAACAATTAGCATATAAAATATGGGATGAGTGTCAAGATGATAACAATCATGTTAATCTTGTTAAGTTCTTTAGGAAGATGGAAGAGGGTGGCTTTAATCAAAGAGAATATAAAAGAATCTTTACACAATGGGAAACAAACTGTATCGTTGTCCTTAATGATGATGGGACATATAAAAGATCAAAGACATAAACCTTAATAAGACACTATCTATAGTATAATATATGTCAGAAGTAGAGAATGATTTTTCACAAAACCCTGAAAGGCAAACAGAAGTAACAACAGAGGTACCTGACATAGACTTTTCAGTGACACAATTAGAAGGAGTTGGAGCGATGACTGAGAAGAAACTAACTGAGTTTGGTGTTTCATCATTGATTGATATATGTATAAGAGGAGCTGCTGAAGTAGCTGAGATAACTGGAGTCGCAAAAGCAAAAGCTGATGCGTGGGTGTTTGCTTCTCAAAAAATATTAGAAGAGAATAATTTAATAAGAAAATCAGACATGGGAACAATAGAATTGATGGAGTATCAAGACAATTACCCTACCTTAGAATCAAAATGTACTGACTTAGATAATTTAATAGGTGGTGGAGTAAAACCTGAAGCCATGTATGAAGTTTATGGATTGTTTGGTTCAGGAAAGACACAATTCTGTAACTCATTAACAGTTGAAGCAATTCGATCAGAAAAAAATGTTATTTGGATTGATTGTGAAGATACATTTAAGCCAAAAAGAATAGTAGAAATACTAATGGCAAGAGAATACATAGAAGATAAAGAAGAAGCTAAACCTCTACTAGAAAGAATTAATTATTATTATACTCCTAATACAGAACAATTAATGGGTACAATCAACGCCTTATCACCAGTAATGCAAGAGAAAAAACCTAGAATCCTAGTATTAGATGGGGCAATAGGACAATTTAGAGAAGAGTTTCTTGGTCGTGGTACATTAGCTGCAAGACAGAATCAGATAGCAAGATTAATGACACATCTCAAAAACATATCATATTATTTTAGGACAACAGTTATATTTACTAACCAAGTACAATCTGATCCAGCAATTATGTTTGGTGATCCTATTAAACCTATCGGTGGTAATATTGTAGGTCATGCAAGCACCTATAGAATTTACTTTAAAAAGGCAGGCAAGAAACGTATAGCAAGAATGGTAGATAGCCCTGAACACCCTCAAGCTGATGCAGAGTTTGCATTAACAGCAAAAGGCGTAGATAATTTAGAATGAAATGCACAACAGGCAACGTATGCGATTCAGTAATCGTAAAGCAGTTCTTTGGTTACTAAAAAATGGCTACGATGAAATTTGGTTAAAGCCACACACAAAACGTACTGATTTAGTTTATACTGTTGGCGATTGGTATAGAATTATCGATCTTTGGAATCTTTTTGATGGTATTTGCTTCGATAGTGAGGGTAATATATGTCTTTTGCAAATCAAAACAAATAACTGGGCAAATGAAACTGACATAATAAATTTTTTATCTGACAAGAAACACTTAAAAGCTCTATCTATCAATGTTAAAGGTAAGGGAAGAGTATGGAATGTGATGGTACGTGTCTTTGAAACGGAAGAGTGTTGATGACACTTTTATTGGAAAGGGAGAAAAAACAGCAGTAAAGGTTTTAAAAAAAATCTATCCAAAAGAAGATATACAGATACAAGTCCCTTTTAAAAACCTTATGAAAGGTGAGTTTTTAGGTGCTTTAACAGAAAGACAGCAAAAACAGACATTAGACATTGTTATTTTTGGCGTTACTAAGCCTTTCACCTTAGTTATACGAGTTCAAGGAAAAAACCATACAGGAGAAATGACAGCTTCTAGGGACTTAGTTCAAAAGAAGATGTTGGAGTGGAATGACTGTAAAGTAGTTGATTTGTGGTTTTATGATTGTCCTGTACTTTGGAAAGAAATATTAAATGAAAAGAGTATTAAAGAAGTTAAATTTGCACTAAAAAGTATTAAAATTTAGCTCCACAACCTACACAAGTAGAATATCCTTTTGATTGACCATCATTTTTACCCCAAGTCCACTTCCAACCTTTAATTGACTTACATTTAGGGCATGGTTCATTCATTTGTAAAAACCATCAGGAACATCTTTCTTTGGAACTCCTGTATCAACATCAGACCTAATATTAGAGTAAATTTCGTATTTTTCTTGACTTAGCTTTTCTTTTATCATCATAAGAGCAACTTCTATCTCAAAAAATGTTAGTTTTTCTTCTTTTTGGACTGTTTCCATTTCAGTTTCAATTTTATCATATAATTTATTTATAACATCAAATCTTGGCTGTGTTAAATAGTCTTTACCTTCTTCAGCCATCTTTATTAGCTCCTGTCTTTATATTTCTAGCAAAGATTTGTATATCCAAACCAATACTTGCTATCTTCTCTACCAAAAAATTGTAATTTGTAACTAAATCGGTGTACAACTTTACAGCTTGGTCACGCTCTTTAACAAGTCTTTCACGTTCTGCTTTTGTGTAACCCATGTCTTTTTCTACACCATCCATAATTTAAACCTTTTTAACATAAACTTTTGAAACTATAGCTAATGTAACAGAAATCATAGGTATAATTTCAACGAGATCAATTCCATAAAGGAAGAAATCCAAAATAGGATTTGCTCCCCAAACTACACCTGTTTGCAGAATGGCATCTCCAGCCCACACCATATGTGGGATCTGCATGAATAAAATTAGTGCCGTAATTGCCAATGACTGAGTAGTATGTTTCTCATACCAATATAGGAACCTTCTGAGCATGATAATATCAGATAAATTTAATAACATATAATACTACCTAAAATTAGGCATGACTTATAAAATATTGCTATCATTGGAAAGTGGAGATAATAGAGGTATTTATTACTCAGAAACTGAAAGAGCTATAATATATCTTCCCACACATGAAACAATAGAAGATATTTACAAAACAATAACACATGAAACTTTTCATCATTGCTTTGAAAAAGCAGGAGAAACTGACAGTATGGATGAAGCTATGGAAGAAGCACTTATTTATAATTTACAGTGGGCTGAGTATTCTTTAGTTTAGAAAATATTTTTGCTTTTGTTCTTACTAAACCGTTACAACAACTACATCTTCTTCTACCAAACTCTTTATTCTCTCTGAACAGATTACTTTCTCCTACAAACTTTCTACAGTCTTGACAATAAAAAAACTGTTCAAATATTTTTTCAAAGAAATTACATTTTCCGTTACACATAGTTTAAAATACTTTACTATGGATATAAATCTTTCTACTTAAATAGGCGTGGTATATCTTTTATAGGTATTCTAATATAAATTGACTTTTGATTTCTTTGTCTAACTTTAGTATTAATATTCATACATCTTTTACTACAAAATTTACTAATTGATTTTCTCTCTCCTTTTATCAATAATTTATTACATAATAAACATTTTCTTTCAAGAAATTCTTTTGGTCTGTATCTTCTATGGTATTTTACTTTCTTTCTCCATTCTGCTATACATCTTTCATCACAAAACCGTTTATTTACATATGAAAAGCCAACATCCTTACCACAGTTCTCACAATATTGTGGAGTATTACTCTTTCTTTTTTTTAGGTTTGGCATTTTTTGCATACTCCTTTACTTTATTAAAACATTCATCACATAAGTCTAGTCTATCATATTTATAATGGTCAACCTCTTTCTTTTTTCCAACTGCTAAATTATTAAGGTTTTCAGATTCTCTTACTTCTATTGGTTTATCATACAGATCAACCAAACATATGTTACAAATTGCCATGTACTTTCTCCTCATACTCCTCATAAATAGTTTTCCCAAAAACCATCTCTTCAAATATTTCATCAGTTATTTCACTGACATCTTTTTCTGATAATGCTCTTGCTCTATTTTTTCTTATGTATTCAGGTAAACCCTTAAGGTTTGTTTCATTACTTATGTGTTCGATCACAAGCAACGCTGTCAAATGTAAAATGAATCTTTCTCTATCGTTTAATGTCATTTCAAAACCCTTATAGTTAGTTGTTTAAAGTCCCTTATAATTCTTTCTGAAGCTTCACTAAAATTATCAACTCTCATAAACCTTTTCTCCCCAAATATATTTCTCATTATTGAGTTCGTATGTGGGTGTGACCTACCTAACAGAATACACATAAAGTTAGGAGTAACTCTTAATGATTTTGTAAAAGCATTCTTTGCCATTTTCTCCACAGTTGCTCTTGGTATAAGGAATCCTCTCTTTGCATAATTAGGTATTCCATCTGTTATCATAATAACCAATTTCTTATTACCTTGCATATGCTTTGCAGTTTTTGAAGCTAACATAAT